CTACAAATAAATTTACTATATTACCAACACCATCTGTTATTGTAGGAGGAGTAATAATAGAATCTACTCTTCTTACTATGACAGTAATAGACTGAATATTATTAGCAGGTCTAATAAAACTCCCAATTCCGTTAATCTGAGTAATTCTTTGTATGGCTTGTACTGCGGTGCCAAAATTATCACACAACCCAACTATTCCTGTAGGTGTATATTGAGCTGATAAATCAGGAAGCCAATCTCCTGTAAATACTATTATATTAGTATTAGGATCATATGTAAAAAATCTTAAAAATTGAGTAAGAATACCCCCATTATTATCACAAAGACAAATTTTATCAGTTATTAAAGACGAGCTATCACATGGTCCATATGTGAAAGGGGATGGATCTGGGACAAGAGCCCCAGTTATGTCAGTATAATATACTTGACCATTTGGTGCACCATCTGCTTTTACAATATGTTGTAAATATTGAATATTAGCTGCACAAATCAATTGTGCATCAGATTCTAAGGTGTCAGAACATCTTGTGGGTTGTGGACCAACATAGGGTGTCCCATCAAGATTATAATAAGATATAGTTGGTACACCAGTTGCAGAATAAGATACTACTGAAATGACGATAACATTACCTGGAGCACAGAGTAATGTATGATCAAATTCAGTTACAGTAGTTCCCTGACCACAGGAAACAACTTTATCACTAATTCTCCGTATTTCAGAGAATAATTTATTTTTATCTTTATCCGTAAATGGCATAAACTCTTATTAAATAAGGACACCTCTTACAAGGGACCATAAAATTAGAAATAATTTTAAAAATATGAAAATAATTACGTATTTTTACAGTAAATAAAGTCGCAAAACTATAGCTATTTATATGAAAAAATATTACAAAGAACCCACAATTCATCAAGTAAAAGCAGGTAAAATACTTCCAATCTACTTAAACTATAAAGATCAGGAAGGTCTTTTAGGATATGCTATGTTAAATCATAAAGTAAAAGGTTCTGGTTTACCCTATGTCAGAGCAGAAATAGGAGGTAATGGTAGTAAAGAAGGTGATACTATTATATGGTCTTGGAGAAGATATAATATTACCTATGTAGATCCCTGGAAATATGATAAAAAAATACCTGAAGAAGAACGTAAAAAATACTTAAACAGAGTAGGATTTACTACAAATTGGAACATATCTTTCTTTGTTATGGTTTCTTCAATCACTGCATCTTAATCATTAGCTTTTTTAGTTGGTAAATTTACTGGTCCAGATGACTTTGGGTAATCAGTTAATACTGTTGCCATAGGTTGAGCTACTGTAAATTTAGTAATAGCCTTAACTGGTAAACCAAGCGGTAAAGATAATGGAGATAATGCAGTAGACTGATTAAGTAATTGATTTTTAATATAATCATTTTTATCCTTTAAAGACTTACCTATATTAGTAGCTGGTTTACCAACTGCTTGATTTATATAACCACCATAAGCAGTTTCAAACCAACCTTTTAATGCAGGAACACTTTTTATTACATCTTTTTGTGTTTTAGTGTAACCTTCATATATACCATCTTCAACTACATCAGAACCATCTGTCATTAATCTTATTGGTAACATTATTAATGTAAAATAATCATCTAAACTAGATAAACCAGATAATGGAGATTCCAAATATCTAATAACATCTGCTAAAGACAATCTAGCTTCTTGCTCCATTAATGCTCTAGATAGTACATATGCTGCATATTGTAAAGCAGAATCTTCACCATCATCATCCCCCAATGATAAACCTGCTAAAACATAAGCTGCTGCAAATGTTAATGATAATGAAGCTGACATTAATAGTATTCTTTTAATACCTTCTTGTTCTTGGGGTGTGGATTCAGCATACACTTCTCTAATATATATCCATTTTGCAGGATTCCATATACCAGTGCTTTGTAATGCTCTCCACCATCCAACTTCATTTTCCTGAGTTAAGTAATTAAAATGCTCTCTTTTAAATCCCCTCTCAAACATTTGAAATAACCATCCAGTATGGGTAGTTGTAAATTGTAAAAAAATGTTACTTGCAGCAGCAGCTTTATCTATGTTTAATGGCTGAGAATCTAGCCTGGAAGATAATACTTTTACCTTCGCTATAAATTTATCTATATCTTCTTTCTTTATGTTAGGATCATATACAGCTTTACCTTCATTTATAGTAATATGATCATACATTGTCTTTGCAGATTCATATTCAGCAAAAGTTCTTTTTGGATTTTCTTTGATAAAAGTACTCCATTGATTTTTAGAATACATTTTACCCTCTATAAACCTAAGATCAGATGCAACATTAATCATTGCTTCACCTTTTAGAACTAAATCTGCAGCTCTCCACGCTCCCCAATCTAATAATTTACCAGCACTTCTTAATATTGCATTTTCATTGGTATGTTCAAATAAGAATTCAATGGAATCTAATAATCCCATATCTTGCATTATAACTGCTACTTTAGATTTTTTACTTGGAGAATTAAAATCTAATAACATTTGTGGAGCATTTTTAACAAACTCTTTAAATGCAGAGGTATCTCTATTAACATGTACACCTAATAACTTCTCAATCCAACTTTCAATTTGTCCTGATACATAACCCACCATTACAGAAACCATATTTCCTTTCAAGTTCCTAGATATGATATATTGTCTTAGTGTTTGTAATACTTTTGTTAAACCTTTATGTTTAGTTTCAAAGATTTCACCTTGAACATGTCTTCTTTTTAATTGTTCAAATTTATCTGTAAGATAATCTGGTTTACCAGTACCCAATGGCTCTACTCTTTCAGCTCTTCTTACAACTTCTATTATACCATTTAATTCTGGAAGTTTAGCCATGAATTCAGTATAGTTATTTGACATCTCTGTAAATAATAATACTGTTCTAAATAAATCAGCACTAATAGCTTCAGGGTGTTCAATTTTAGATATATATTTAATTGCTGGCCTCTCTACAATTTGTTCTGTACCAAATATATCTTCTCTTTCAGCATGTAATGGATCATCTACTTTATCCATAAATGGATCTGTAATCTTATCTCCTATACCCTTAACATCTCCAAATCCTCTATATGCAATATCTGATATTGTTTGTGTTATTTGTGGTAATCTATTCATTATCTCATAACTCATATATCCAGGAACTTTCTCTAGAGCTTTAAGATGTTGTTCTTTTAATAATTGTAGAACTTTAAATGCATCTGGTTGTTCTGTTCTTAGTTTTTCAAAGTTAGGATCTGTATAATCTACTGTACCATTTTTACCAGAAGATGGTACTGAAAGTTCACCAGTATAATATGTATCTTCAATTAGCTCTCCATCTTCATTTAAATATGTTGAAGTTTTTATATTTTTAGATTTCCAAAACTCAAATTGAGCTTTGTTCATAGAAGATTGCTTTCTCTTTATTATATTAGTTAAATCAGGATGTACCTGAGTATTCTTATTAAACCAATTTCTCCATTGTCTATTGTAATAAGCATGTAAAGCTTTAATATGAACTTGATAAGCAGATAAATTTTCAGAATTTTCAAAACTTGCAGCAGCAAATAATTCATCTCTTAATGCACTGTTTTTTGGTATTTTTATATTAAAACCTTTTGATTTAGAAAATGCTTCTGTTTTTGCAATAATACCAACATAAGCTTCTTCTCTTGCTTTTTCCCATTTTGTAATATTAAAAGGATTTAACCAATAATGACCTTGCATTAAGTCTTTATAATTTACAGATAAATCTTTTATTTTATTCCATAAGTCTACTCCAGTTTCATTAGTTAATCTGTGTATTTTATTTTGTATATCAAATATCATTTTATTAAATATACCAAGAGTATCTTCTTTAGCTCCTTGTGCTGCACCCCATTGATAAGCTAATGCTCCAGTATTAAATAACTTAATAACTTCATCCTGCATTCTATATTTTAACTGAGGATTTATATCTTGATACTCTGCAAATAAGTTTTTTAATTGGGTAGTAGTTTGAGAAACCAAAAATCTTTCAATGTTATCTATTTTATTTACTTTAAGAGTAGATAATGTTTCTTTTAATTTCTTATTATTCTCTGCAGATAATTCTGAAAAAGTAAATCCACCATGATATAAATCATTTAAGGTCTTTATCATTGGTCCATATATAGAAGAAGACTGCACTATTTTAGCATATAATTCTAAGTCAAATACTATTGGTTTATTTGGATCAGGATTTTTAATTCCATCAATTGCCTTCATAACATTATCAATATCTTCTATTGCTCCACCTTCTCCTGTACCATCTGGACCAAAGAAAAACATAAATATACCAGCTTCAAAGTTATGTTTCTTTACTTGAGCATTTAATAAAGCTAAAGATTTATCAATTTTTTCAATCCTTTGTATATTTGCTGCATCTCTAGCATCCATCTTAACAAGATTAATTAATTCTTTTAATTCATCAATTCTTACTTGTTCTAGAGGAGTAGGATTAGGATTAGCTCTTAATGCAGCCAACATATCTATATATTCATTTAATTTCTTTTTTCCTATTAAGTTAACTAATTTAACTGCTCTATTTTTTAATATCTCATCATATAAACCAGTCTTCTCTTCTAAATAACTTTTCTTCCTAGATTTCAAATACTTAATAAGTTTTAAAATTGCTTTCTCTGAAAAGTTAGATTCTGGTACAGCTACATTACCTTCTGTTTTTAATCTTGCAGATAATCCTGTATTAAATGGTTCTGATCTGATATCAGTTACTTTTCTATCTAATAACTGATTTAATTGATCAGTAATTCCATCAGGAGTTATTTCTCTTGTTAATCTTATATTTCTAAAAACTCTACCTAAAAATAATCTTAAAATTCTTTCTAAAGCTTTTAATATTTTTGTTGTTTTACTTTGTTTATAAAATTGATCATATATTGTTCTTGCTAATAATTTAGCAATTACTTCTTTATTTATTTTAGTTTGATCTCCTTTATACATCTTATTATAAAGAACAAACACTTCTTCATATGTTTCTGTTTTTTGATAGTCAAGATTTACTCCATCAGAAGATAATGTTAATATATCCTGGATAAGAGGGTTATCCCAAAACATATCCACAATAAAGTGCATTGCTTCTTCAGATAAAGTAGTACCATCTCTTTTATCATTTGCTATATATATTATGTTTTCAAATATATCAGCAACAGATACTACAGATATATCTTTACCTGTTTTCTCTTTATATCTTATTTTAAATTCATCTAGGTTTTTAACAGATACTCCTAACTTAGATAACATTTCCTTTATGAATTTCTCTAATTTGAAGTTTACAGATTTTCTGGTTTTATCCATGTCTATCTGAAATAACTGTTCATCTGGAGTAGTAGCTTCTCTTTCTAATCTTGCTTGAAGATCAAATTCAGCACCAGCTTGTTTCTCTATATTAGGTAAATGTCTAAATATACTCCAACAAAACCTAACATTTCATTGGTATCTGCTGCACGTTTATTAGCACCAGATCTCTCAAATTGACTATGCTCAATATCATAACCAATCTCTTTTACAGCAGCAGTAACCTTTCTCTCAGTAGATACTCTAAATGAATTTATATCACAAACCATTAACACATTTTTTTAGCATTCTTAATAATAAAAGTTCTTACTTGCTCAGTGAAGGTCTTTTCTTGAAAATTAGCAGTAGATATTATTCTACCATCTGATAATATTACATAATCTGTTTTGTTATAATGTGAGGTTTTAGCTGTTTTTTCTTTACTCTCTTTTTGTACTAAAACTTTATTTTGTATTGTAGTATCAGTTACCTCTTCGCCATTTTTAAAATACATTTTACCATCTGGTGTAATTCTGATTTTATATTGATCTATTTCATAATATGATTCAGGAGCACTCTCTTCTTCAGTAAAGAATCCATCTACAATCTTAGTAGGAACACCACTCTTTTCTGCTGCATTAATTATATCATTAATATCAGTAGCTCCCATCTCATCTGTAAAATCATTAACATCACTAAAATCAGGTTCTTTATCAGTAGCACCAAGTTCATCCACAAAAAAACCATCATCTACCATTTCTTTACTTGGACCCATTTCATACTCTTTATCTTTAGTAAAATCCCTATCTTCAACTTTATTTACTTTTAATAGTGGATAAAATACTTCAGTTTCTTTAGTATATACAGAATATAAAAGAGGATTAGATGGTAGTATTACCATTTCATATACACTATCACCATTATACTTATAAAGTATTGGAACTTTCCTATGTAAATAAAAGACTGTAGTATGGATATATTCTAGTGGTTCTTCACTATTTGCTTTAGTGTATCCACTAGCATTACCTTTTAATTTAATTATATTCTTTACGTGCACTGAAGAAGTTTCTCCAGTAGATATTCTAAAGCTTTCTACAGTATCTGCATCTTTATCTACATCTATATATCTAGTAAGTTCAGGTTTGTTTTGGATTATTAACAATGCTAAATCACCATCCTCTTCTTTTGTAAAAGCTGTTACATCTGCAATTTTATTAAAATACTCCCTAACTCTTTTACCTTCAACTGTACCTGTTAAATATTCATATTCAGGCACAAATTGAGAAAAAGAATTTTTTCTAAATGAGAAATCAGATGTAATCAAAGAATATGTTGCTAAATTTCTAGCAAATTCTGAATATACAGGATCAGCCATTGCTGTTGCCCATTCTGATTTAATTAAAGACGTAGTACCTTTATCAATTTTATAAGGAGTTATTTTTTGTATAACAGCCTGACCTCTTATAGATCTTATATCTATTAACTTTATTAAGTTAGGATATTTTTCATTAAATACTTTATCTTTTTTGATTTTCTTAAACTCTTTATTTACTTGTACTACATTTTTATGCGAGAACTTTAATACATGTTGTGCAATAGCAGTTCTAACAGCATTATGTACAGTTTGTAACTTTTTGACATCAAATCTTTCTAAACCAGTTACTTCTAAGACTTTATCTGTTACCACGTTATAGTTTTCAGATAAGAATCCAAATATAGATTTTAATCCATTTAATTGTTGCACAATCAATGATATATATGCATCATTAAGTTTTAAATTACTTGGAGTCATTACATATTTATCATCAACTACACCTATGTTTGGTAAAATATTTTCAATACCACTTAAGGATATTTTATTAGCTTTAATTTTCTTATATATATATTCTATATCACCTACAGATTTTAAATTATCATATAATAATGGACCAAAGCTATCTTCAGTATCAAATTTACCAGCTCTCATTACTGCTCCTAAATCAACTGAAATATCAAATAATGTACGTAATTTTGATAAAATTACTAAATTTAAATCATGGTTATTATTAGAAAGTGACTCTAATAATTGTTTACTAGATAAATCTTGAGTTTCTAAACTTCTAAACCATCCCATAGATTTAGTATCTAATTCATATGTATCACGGATATAATTATCAAAATCTCTAGTTGTAGGAAATTTTATTTTACTTAAACCATTAAATAAATCTATTACAGCAGGATTTCTATATAATGTAGAAAGTTCACTAAAAGGTATTCCCAATCTTAATCCTGTAATGAATATAGAAACATTCTGAGCTGTTATACCTAATTGATCTAATAAAGGTTTCTTAATATGTTCTGTAGAAGCAAATAATATTGAAGATATGAATTTAGATATCCTACCATCTACTCCTTCTTGTTTTGTTAAACTCCGATATGTTTTTCCATCTAAAAAATTTAATGGATTTAGAGAACTAAATTGTTGACCTTGAATTGCAAAATGATGTTTATTATGTGAAGCAGCAATACCAATAATATTACCTCCTACAATAGCCTTTTTTGAATTATAATCCTGGTGTAAAGGATCAATTACATCCTCTGGAATATTTTTATCTAATGGAAAATCTTTTAATCTTTCAATATTTTCTACTAATACATCTGAATTACCACCTTCAAGAAATGATTTAGCATAAGACTCAGTTTTTGTAATTGCTAAAATAATATCCATCATAAGATTATGCCTGGATAATGTATTATCCATACTAGGTTCTATATATCCTAATTCCTCAATCTTAATAAGATTTTTTAATTCATTAAAATCTTGTTTCATATAATCTATCAAGATCCTTTCAGTCTCAGTTTTAGACTGTTCATTTATTAACATTTTATTAAAAAGATCCCTTGCTTCCTCTTCAGAATATATAACTGGTTCTCCATTTTCTTTTAATAGATTATGTTGTATAGCATAATCATTAATAGACTTTGTAAACATTGAGAAATTACCTTTCTTAATTTTAAAGGCTCTAAACATTACAAACATCTTATCTACGTCAAAGTCTAAACCAGTAATGGTAGGAGCTTCTTTTGGAAGAACAATTGTAGCATCTGTATTTTGAGGAAGAAGATATTTAATTCTTATAGGATACATTGAATATTTATCCTCTGTAGGAATTCTATATCCAAATCCTTCTAATAGTTTGTCAAAATTAGGATATTCTTCTTTTAGTTTTTTAAAATCAATTACACCATTTTTATCTGCTAATAGTAATAAGGCACTATTATGTGCAGGGATTGCTACTTCTACATATTCAATAGCTACTGCAACACCATTTTTATAAACTCTTTTTACTTCTAAATCGTCTGCATAACCTATAGAAGATCTATTTACAAATGTTCCACCAGGAACAGGTGTAATAATAGCTTTCTTTGTTTCAGCATTTGCTAATTTTTGATTTTCTACTGATGTCAAAGGATAATCAATTGGTACTGCAGGATAACCATCTTCTTGTATTTCATAAGCCATTAACTGATCAACAGACTTATTTCTGTTTACAGCTCCTTCACGTAATACTTTAATAAAAGAATCTAAATTTGCAAATTTAGTTTTAAGTTTATCTTTTGAATCTTCAATATTTGCAACTAAAATAGAGTCATGTAACTCTCTAATTTCTGCTGGAGTATAACTTTTACCATTAACTACAACATCTTCATTTAAATCTGCTGTTATAGAAACCCTAGCTTGAGAACCATATTTCTGTTTATTATTATAATGTTTATCAGTTGGTACAACTTGTTGTCTACCATAATCTGCGGCTGAGTGTTCTTCTATTGAAGAATATACTTTCTTAAAATCTAAATTATTAATATCATCTATAGATAATAACTTTTTCTCATTGATATCTGTTTTAATAACAGATTCAAATACTATTTTATCAAATGCTCTATTTGGATCACCTGCACCATTCATTAACCATAACATTTTAGCTAATATTGGTCTAGCATATTTATTAAAGTCAGTTGGACTTCCTGGGAATTCAACTTTACCATTCTTAGTAAGGAATGCTTCAGCAGGAATTAAAGGAAATTCAGAGCTTTTTTCTTGTAAAGGATATAAAAGATTATCTCTAGTTTCTAGATTATAATAATAAGGTTTTGTAAATCCAGGAGTTGTTTTTCCATGCTTACCAGCTTTTATCTTTTCATATTCTGCTAAGTCTTCTTTATTTAATTCACCATAAGCACTTCTTACTTGTCTATTAAAATCTAAAGTAGTAATACCTTGACCATCTGTTAAGTTATGTCCTTCCCATTTTAAACCTGGAAATATCTGTTTAAATTCAGCTATCTCTTCTTCTGAGGAGTCTTTAAATATATCAGCAATTACTAATTGTCTTATAGTTTTAGGATTATTATTATCATCAACAATGATTGCATCCTCTTTAGGAGAGTGTAATTCCTTCATCCTCTTTAATAATGAATCTGATATTTTCTTATAATCATATTTACTTTTAGATGATTTATAATTACCATAAAATGCAGGATCACCTGCTAACATAGGTATTAATTGATTATTATAAAACCAACGATTTTTGTAATACTTCTCAATAACAAGTTTTAAACTCTTTCCACTAATAAGGTTCTTAGCAACATTATCAGTTGGAGTTAATACTAAATGTTTATCTTTATCTTCTACATATTCTAATACTCCTTCTTTTACTAAAGTATCAGTATATAATTTTATTCTATCTGATATATGATCTTTTAATAAACCTTCAATGTAATCATCTAATAAATCAGGATTAGTATTAAATAATGTTTTACTATATTTCTCTAAAAAAGGAAATATAACAAAGTGTGTACCATTAATATCAAAGTTTCTATAACCAGTTTTATTTTTTCTACAATATTTAATCCTTTCCATTTCTGCTTTAACTAATGGAACAGTTAATCTTTCTACATCTGATTTTGAAGGAGCAACTAAATAAGCTCTACTTGTTGCATCAGAAAATGTAGGCAATGGTACTCTAATCCTTTTATCTTCTGCTACCTGAGTAAGATATGCATTAAAATCGTGTGTTAATAAATCTGAAAATAAATACTCTTTATATTCTACTCCATCACCTCTTCCAGCTTCTTTAAACCCTAAATCATATTGAATATTAAACTTATCTCTAAACTGTTGTCCAGTAAGACTATTATAAAGTGAAATACCTTCATGAATTAAAGAACCTTGTGCTCTATTATATAACTCTTGAGAATTAACTTTTAGTTTAGCAAAGAATTTAGAAACAAAGTTATTTGCTTGATGTATATATTCATTTTCATTTTTAACAGTTAATACTGTCATTGTATGTTTAGAAGGTAATTTAGCAACTAAATTTGCCATCTTTCTTGATATCTTATTTAACTCATTGTCTCTTGATCTAAAAGGATGAAAATTTTTATCATCAATATTTTTAACTAGAAAATTAAAGAATGTTTGTATATTATGTTTATCCTCTGAAAATAGATAACTAGCTTCATCTTCAGTTATATCAAATCCAAAATTAGTTAATAATGGATATATATCTTTTTCAGAAAGTTTACCATCTTTTACTGTATCTTTTAGCTTTTTTAACTCTGCTACATCTGCTTCTCCATTATCAAATTTCTCAGATAATAGTCCTATTAATTCATTAGCAACATTTCTTTTACCTGCTTCAAAAAATTTAGAGCTACCTTTCTTTCTTGTTTCAGAAATAAAGTTAATATTTCTCATACCCCCAGTCTTAGCATATAAGACTCTAAACAACTCAGACTCTATTGGGCTATCTATAAATGTAGCTTTAATATGTTCATTTACATGATCAGCCCAATCAAATTTAGTAGCTAAATCTTGAAGTTTCTCCCAGAACATTTCTGGAGTAGGATTATCAGATAATCCCTGTAATAATCTATTATATACTTGTTCAAAGTCATGTCTTTTCTCAATACCAAAATCTTCATCTATAACCTCTTGGTATTGTCCATTAACTTTTGTTCTGATAGGAATTCTATGTAAATACTCCTTTAGTTTACCCTTTATGTTTTGCGTTGGATTTACATTTGTCTCTCTAATTAGATTAATCTTTTCCCCATCTTCTTCTGTTTCCTCCATATAATAATGAGTATCATATAGAGTATTTATATCTTGTAAGATATACTTTAAAAATTCTACTTTATTAGACTTTAATGTTTCACTGATCTTTGCACCAACTTCAGGATTACCTAATTCTTTAAAATGATTAGCAACTAATGTATCAAGTTTATCAATAAAATCTTGTAAGAATTCATTTCTTTTAACCTTTGTTAAATCATTTAAGAAGCCATATTTAGATTTAATCTCTCCATTTACATTAGTAGCTTCATATTTCCATAAAGCTTGTTCTAGAGTATCTGTAGCAATAAACCTGGAATATCTTTTAACCTCTATTGGGTTTAATGTATCTATTTTAAATTTAGGAGTATATTGAGATAATTTTTGATAAGAAGTTAATCTTTCATTAAATATCTTCTTATTAAATGTATTCTTTTCTAGTTGATAAAATATATCTTGTATTGATAGTTTATCTGTGAAATAAGGTTTTAATCTTCTGTATACATCATATATAAATTTATAGATTTCATCAAAGAATTTAGATATCTCTGGGTATGCTTTTTTAAATTCAGAAGATACAATACCAACATTTTCAACAGAAAAGTCTTCAAACATTTCTGCTAGTTTTTCTTCTAATCTTACTAGTGGATTTTGTTTTTGATAGAAACTGTTTTGTTTTGTTGATAATCGTATTGTATCTAAAGATTTTTCATTGATTGTTATTTCATTCCAAGTATTACCATATTCATCAGTAATAAGTTTTACATTATCTTTACCATATGTTTTATTAAGAATGTTTGTTACAGTATTTTCATAGAAATTATAAATAGGTTTTAAAGCACCAAATCCTTCTGTTTCTACTCTTT